AGGAAGTAAAGCAAAGTTACCATCAGCTTTATGATATCTAGTTAAAGCTTCAGTATTATTCTTATTAGCTATACGATTCATTTTACGAGAATGTTTATCAGATTCTTTAGCTTTACGATAATTTAATACAGATTGACGATTTGGTTTATTAAGAAGTGTACCAGTTTGTAAATCTAGCTTCATTCCTATCCATGGAGTAAATTCTGTACCATCATACAATCTCATAAAGAATGCTGATCTGCAGAATCTTATTTTCCAATGTTTTAAATGATCTTTAGGGCATACACCTTGACGCATTAGTTGCTTTACAGTCTCTCCAACAGCAGATCTCCAATAACGATTAGGTTTACCATACATTGTTAAAACATAATCCTTAATAGTAGCTATATGGTCACCAACAGCAGTACCATGATCATAGGCGTTAAAGATAGTATGAAAATCTACAACATTCTTATTTCTCTTGGTAGCTACATAAATAGTATATCTATCTCCAGTTTCACCCTTGAAGTATACATTTTCACGTATTTTACCATGTTCAATAAGCCATTCAACTTTACTATTTTCAAGATATTTAGATCTATACTCTCTAGCTTGTCCCTCTCTATTACTGTTATTAGTCAGCGACATATCTAGACCTCCCAGCAATATGATCAAACTCACGTACTATACGCACAAGATATTTCCCTGGTGGTATATCAATTGGATCATGTTCTTCATGAGTAAGGGTTACAGTTTCTTCACGTACTTCAAATCCTTGAGGTGTATCTGTACCAGCTTTACGGAATCTAGGCATATGTAATGTAATTTCAGCTTTATCTAACATATCTTTCATACGAACCTGATGTATATGACCAGTAGCTTCACCAAATGCTAATATAGGATTATTATGAGACTGGGTATTATAGTGGACAGTTTGCTCATTACTATTATTTCCATACATATCTATATTCTTTTCAAATGATTCATCATCTACTTGAAACATAACAACATCACCTTGCTGATATTTCTTATATTTTACTACTTTTTTCTTTGTTTCTACGTTTGACATATTTTCCCTTTCTTATTAGTTTAATTGCTGGTTTACCTTCTCTTTCTAGTATTTCTTCTTTACGACATTGTATCCAGAAATCATAATCTTCCATCTCAATATAGAAATCTGGATGCATCATCATATCTTCTATTAGTTTTTCTTTCATCTTACCCATAATTTACAGCTCTCTATATGCATAAGCAGCTGCATCATCATCTTCATCTTCCCATGTACTTGCATGTTCATGACATTCACTACAAAAATCACTATCAGGCCATCCAGGATATGTAAACGGAGCAGAACAACATACACTTAATGGATCTTCATCTACAGGTCTTTGGGCTTCTGGGCTTTCAGGTTCTTCTTTAGCCATACATTCACTACATAAAGTTTCTTGTGTAGGTTTATCACATTCCACACAATGATTCGGCATTGGATTCATTACTTTATTTAACATTTTTGTAAATACTTCCATAATTTTATCATTCATCTTTTTCTCCAAATAATACTTTATTAATCTCACTAGGATGCTCGTGTATAAAGTGTCCAAGAGTATCTAGATCTTTATCTACTATCAATTCACAGAATGGACATTTCTCACCATTTCCTACTGCTAACATTCCAGTTATATCCATATTTAATTCTCCTTAATTATTTAATTGTCATTATATTTGTTTTTCTTGTCCAAGATAATGTTGAAGTTTCTCAGAATTAATTCTATGTCTAAGTTTTCGTAATGCTTTCTCTTTTATCTGTCGTACTCTTTCTCTCTTTAGTCCAAATACTTCTGCTATCTCATTTAGATCCATACAATCAGCATCAGCATTTCCAATACCAAAATGCATTTTTAGAACCATTTTTTCCCTATCTTTTAATGTATCTAAAACAGCAGAAACTTCTTCTTCTAATGATTCATGCATCATACTTTCATCAACACTATATGGAGATTCTAACATAAGAAGGCTTTTATCTTCTAATGAAATTATTTTATCAATAGGAATATCTGTAACTATTTTCTTAATTCCATTTTCTTTTTCAACCACTTCTTTGTACTGTTCAAATAGAGTCCATTCATCAGAATTTAATAGCTTTATCATCTTCTGCTTTCTCTCTTCATCTTTAAATATTAATTTAAGATTGGCATAATCAATAAGTGCACTATAACTAATTTCTGATTGTCTTGCAAAGTCAGCTATTGATTTATATCCATTTCTTTTAAGTTCTGAAATAAAGGTAGAATTTTTAAATCTTATTTCTGCTCTAATCATTTAACCCCTTTCTTATTTACTTAACTGTTATTGTTTTTCCTTATGTTATTAAGGGTTAATACTGATTATCGTTAATTCCCCCACGGATAGTCCAATATAATTATGCACTAACCCTTAAATTTATAGTCTACACAGCCTTCTTACTGGCCCCTCGCCTCATCCTTAAAACTCCTCGACTAATTATTGGGAGAGAAAAACCTCGAAGTAAATCTCTCCCTCATCCGACTTATTATCTCTTAGGATAATAACTCATTTTAATCACAAGAATTTGCACACCACCATCTTGCTACATTGTTAATACAAGCAAATCCATAAAAACCATAACCGGCAGGATGATACCCTGTTTTTTGTTGTAATATCATAGCACCATCCTCGGTTATGTTACCAACATATTTAAAATGTATTTTCCCTGATAAATGATGTTCTTTGTGGTAATATAATTTCTTCTCCATAGGATCTCCTTATGTCTTCTTCTGCAATAATCTGAGCATATATATTTTCAGTTCTTTCAGATACATGCATATTTTCTAGTGTTGGTAAATTCACTGTCTTTCTCCTTATGTTGGTTATAAATTTTGGGACGCACTGAGTGTCAGCACCTATTATCTCAGCTTCAAGAGGTAGCTAACCTCAACGACTTCCTTTTGTCCCTAGGTACCTAATCATCTTTTATCTTTTTATACTCCGTGTTCACGTCTTGCTTTAGATGTAATTTCTAAATTTACAAAATCTCTCAATTCCTCAATCAATCTTTTTGACTGCGAAACTGTTAAATGTCCCCAATAACCAATTTCACTTTTACATCTAGGACTTTTTATACCCTTTTTTTGAAAGCGAATTGAAAATCTTCCACCTCTTGTAGATGTTTTCATTAGTATTTTTGGATATCTATAATCACAATCTTCAACTTCTATTTTCATTCTTTCTCCTGTCTTAATAATCTTTTTAACTTAAGATTTAATCTATATAATTCTACTAATTCTGCAGGTATATCTTTAGGTTTAAGATCTTTTGATTTCTTAGTAATTAAACCTCTTATATACATATCAGACATTTTATCACGATGTTTCTGAGAATTTATTTTAGATAGCTTACTATGTTTACTACCTTTCCCTTGACGCTTTTTCTCACTAATCCATCCAGACTTTTTTCTTCTTTCATTTGATTCTATATTGTCACATGGTTTGCAAATATATCTATAACTATTTCTATCATTACGTTTGTAGAAATTAGATACATCTTTAACTTTCTTACATTTATTACACTTTTTTGTTAAATTCATAATACCTCCTAAACATTAATAGAAGGGAGAAGGCTATAAACCTTCCCCCTTGCTATAACAATAACTACTACCCTAATGATAAAACATCATCTTTAGTAGTTGAAGAGGATCTTGAATGTATTTTTGCAGCATCAAGTTTGATTTTGGCTAATGAAAGCTGGTTACCATAAATCTTACTTATAGCAGTAGCTTCACTAGTTGTAAATCGTCCATCTTGATAAATGAGAGAATGTAGTACAACATTTACATCTTTAGCAATATCATCCATACTATTCCATGTTACTGTTTTTGTTGTGCGAGTAGTAGTTTTAGAAGGTCTACCAACCTTTTTTGTTGTCCGTTTCATCGGGTCTCCTTATTGATCAAAAAGTATTTATATATTAGTTGTTAGTAATTATTATGTGTCTAGACAGGATTTGTCTATTCCACAGGTTTCTAGATTTGGAGAACATGGCAGTGATCAACTACCATGTAATCCTCACATAAATTTAATTTTAAGGGGTCAGAATCCTTGTCAATGCTTAATTAAAAGGCTTCCATGACCAAGATAATAATACTTTGGAATGCTCACAGGACGAGCTTAATACTTTATTCAGTTTCCATATTAAACTTTCCTGATGTTGTTCTTTATCCAATAAACCAAAGTTGTAACTTTGAGAAAATATTATTATAAAGGGATTATCTTTTTAATTATAACGATAATTAACTGTTTTCTCGAGCATCTATAAAATTCCTATAGGTTTTATTCTGGTTCGCCCCGCTGAATTTAACGTCCTTGATCGCCACCACCTTCTAGGAGGCTTTCATGTTGATATTTCTCTATTTCCATATCAGTAGGAAATGTACAAGATGTAATCCACTCCATAAATGTACCCAATCCATCACCATCTTTATCTCTAAACCAAGTTACTTTACCAGGCCCATTACACACACCACAATCATCCAACACATTAGATCTACACTCATCATTTGGATCATCATTATTTCTTACCCATCCAACTGTTTCAACATCTAATTCAGTGTGCTTAACTACAAATTCATCTGGCTTAACTGTTATTTGGGCCAAATTGGTAGTATATTCGTTGTTTCTCCACCAAAAGGTACTACCTTCCCCTTTTGCTAGATACTGTACTCTAAACGCATTTGTGAAAGTCATGTCATCTAGATTAATTTCAACTGGATGAGTATATACCTTCCTTACTACTGGCTTTATTACTTCATTTGTAGTATTATTTGTAGCTTCAGCTTCACTACAACATACAAACAATAACATTGTAGCTATAATAGTGATCTTTTTCATTTATCTATTCCTTTATATTGATTGTTGGTAAGTTATAAAATTAAAGAGTAGCCTTCAACATTGTGTACCCAAGTTATGATCTCAGCCCTTGGAACCTGTGTTTCGCAGGTAAGTACTCCAATTCAAACCACTCTTTAAGTTTATCCGTCCTCGACCGAATTAATTGAACATCCATAAAACAATACCACCTACATGCCTATCAATTGCTATAATAAATAGACATACTGCAGTTGATATCAATAGCATCATAAAGAATGAAACAATATAAGCTAATGGTCGTCTTTCTTCTTCGCTAAATAACCACTCATAACAGTTATTTAAAAATGAACTTTTATTTTTCATAACTACTCCTTTATTAAAATATTAGATCAGGCCTGACTTCCACCAGACTGTACCGAGAATCAGGATATAAATATCCCAGTAGCTGATCATATTGCTTCCCATAGTCAACGCTCCTACTACAATAGGATTGTTTCACCGGTTCAAGATACTTGTAGGTAACTTGACGCAAGCCTATGCTAACTTGGCATTCAATCCAAATTAGGCTTTATGTGTGCTAAGATGGCAATCCAGAGCTTAGTCTATAAATTATTACAGGGCCTCAGACACATATCTCTAGAGGGATGAACTTGGTACTAGTCTTTATCCTGTCTTTAGCTTGTTGCTAATAGTTTGGTACAAGTTGGTATTATATATTATATACAGGCTGTGCATAATTATGGTTGGTTTAAGCCTATGATACCTACTAATATACTAATACAATAAGGAGGATAGAATTAACTACCCTCCTTAAACTACTAATTATCCGATAATATCTCGGTTTTCAGTACGAAGAATGAACATTCCATCTGACAGATAAGTCTTAACAAGTGCAGCATCTGTTACTTCATGTACTTGTTTATTCTTATCTTCCATAACTGTAACACATTCTCTCCCAATAACTACTTGACCATGTTCGCCTTGAACATGAAATGCATTAGCTGTTACTTGTAGATTACCAATGCTATCAAAGTTACCATTGTTTATATCCCTTATTACTCTACCCATCACAGCTGCCTGCACTGGATTCTTAGGATCTAATGTTGGAGCTTCAGTACCACCGTCTACTTTAATACGGTTGTTCCATTCCCTACCATTACGTAACATTGTTGCCATAATTTATTCCCTTTATTTTATTATTAATAATTAACTCTAAAAATAACTAAAAAAAAACAAATCAAAAATAACCTAAAAGTGATAACGTAAATCCCCTGTTAGGGGGGTACCACTATATAAAACACCACACACTAAAATTGCATAATTTTCAAAACCTCCCTATATTTACCCCATGAAAGCTAGACTAAATCTACTAATTATGTTATGGGTTCTCGATAAGATAGTCATGGCTTTACTTATATTATTTCTCAAATAAAACAAAATAGTTTGTATATGTTTTTTGTGAGTAGTATATTTCAAAGCCGGTAGCTTAATTGCTATCACCCCGCTAGTACCCCTGTGAAGGTTCTGCTAGCTGGGTCAGAAGTTGGGTTGCCCCATCATATAGATGTAAGGATTCCCCCGATAACCGGCAAAAATTGCTTAAATATAAGCTTAAGATATGGGAGAAAATAACTGGTCTTAAGCGAAGTTTTGAGTTAAAGATCCAAAAAAGTGCCCTTGGTGCTCAGGGGTTTGCTCTATCTAAAAGTGGAGGTTAGTATGAAGAAAAGCTGTAAATTGATGATAGAATATGAAGACAAGAATAGTTCTTCTGACGTAGAAATGGATCGTGTTTGGCTCGATACTGGAGATATGGTTATTGAATTGCCTGAAGAGCTGCTACCTTACTTAGAGGATGCAGATATTCTTGGAATTGCCTAAATCACCCGAATCCCTTGAAGGGATCCGGAGAGGAAGAAAATGAGACATTATGCCGTAAACAAAGTACAACACACAGTATTTGATTCTGAGGATGAAGTACCAACAAATATACACTATCTGAGGGAGTGGAAGGAGTGTGCTCTTTCAGACTGGGTACTAGCAGACGATGGCTGTGTTATTCAAATTTTACGTAAAGGATCTATGGTTAAGCCAAAGGGAAAGGTGCGTAAATTAGAGTATGTAGGTACATGTACTGGTACCTTTATTGTTTCATCAAAGACTAAGATGGACACATCTAGAAGAACTAATATATATTCGATAGGAGGTGACGTTGAAAGAAATCAGAGATTGGATGACAGAGAAGCCTTATCAACTCGTGAAGAAGTATTTGTTCAATATTTGGCAGGAGGCATGGATGCGAGGAAAGCATACCTTAAGGCTTTTCCTACCAATAATCCACATTATGCCGGGATACGTGCCGGTCAACTTATTAAGACTGCAAGAGTAAGGAGTGCTATGAAAGAAGAGTTAAAGCCCTTCATGGAAGCGTTGGGATTAGATGAAAACTATGTACTTAGCAATATTAAGGAGGTAATCGACTCTTGCGACAAGGAAGATACCAAGCTAAAGGCCTTGTTTAAGTTAGCAGATATTTTAGATATGGAAGATAAAAATAAGACTCAGGTTACAACTGTTACTGGAGCTATGTTCCAAGGATTTACTCAGGATAAATTAGAGGCAGTAGAAAGACCAAAGGAGATAGGTGATGCCAATACTTGATTTTCTATCAAAACCATTAAGACCAACTAGGGTTGATGATGATTCCAATGAGACTGATGAGTTTTCAGATTGGTATGCAGACATAGCTAGTAAATCTAATCTAAGCCCTAATCCAGATGATCCTAGGCATTATTATGATTATAGAACAGCATTTAAAGCAGGGGCAGCTTTAGATAAAGGAGGGAAGTTGCCCTCTCAGTTTAAGGATGATCTTCATCCTGAAAGGTTTGTTGTAGGTAAAGATTTAGAAATATATGATAGTAAGTATGGAAAGAAGGCTAAATTAGAAGATATGATTATGCAAGCTTTTCAGCGTAAAGAGCATGAAGAAGATTTGTGGCAATAGAAGCTTAGGAGAATAAATGGCACGCAAGAAAGCACCTAACCCTAAAAAGAAAAAGATATCCAAGCCTAAGAAGACTAGGTACGGATATTAATGAGATCTATATTATTAGAAGCTATAGTCATGGAAGCTAGAAAATTTAGAATCTGGAAGTGGATAGCTTATATTAGCATTATGTTGCATATATTAAGGAGTTGTTGAATGTCTGATTTGAATTGGGAGGATAAAGAAAATCAATTTTTAAACTTAGTTACTTCTAAGGGCCATGAAGGAGGCTATGTATCTGCTGAAAAGGCCGAAGAGCTTAATGATCCGGGTGGAGAAACTAATTATGGAATATCTAGAAAATTTTTAAAGCTAGCTTATAAAGGGGGGGAAGACGGAAAGCTTTTTAAAGGGAAGACTGGTTCTGAAATAGATCTAAAAACTCTAAGCAAAGAAGATGCACATACAATATATAAGGATGAGTTTCTAAAAGCTACCAGAAGTAATTATGGTAAAAATGAATTTGCATTTAAGATGGCAGATATTGCTATTAATGCTGGGGCAGGGATAGGGACAGAAATAATGCAAAGATCGTTGAGGGATATGGGGGAAGAAATAAGTGCAGACGGATTTATGGGAGACGAAACAACAAAAGCGTTTAATAAGGTTTATAATAATCCACCATTAAGAAATGTGTTAATGAATAATATAATAAAACATCAGGAATCATATTATACAGGTGAAGGAGAAGCGTTTAAAACAAAAAATATTAACAAGGATGTTGGAAAGAATTTCCAAGGAGGTTGGAATAAGAGGGCAAAAAAAACATTCAAAGATATTATGAATAATGATGTTGTAGGCCATGTCCTGAACTCAGATATTTCGGATAATTTTCTTGCATAAAAAGACCCCAGCACAAAAAATTAGAGATTACTTTAATACGCCTAGATGGAAGGCGTTAACTAAAAAACAAGAGGAAAGATATGGCAGACTACGATAACAAGGCATTTAGCAATATGCAGAAAGCAACTAGTAGCATTTCTGACAAAATGTTTACTGAATCAGAGTATAATATTAATGCAAGTCCTAAAGAAAAAGCTAAGTATGATGCAAAGGCTTACTCTTTCTTAGAGAAGTTATATTCTGAAGACAAGAAGAAAGGTAAGTTTGAGAACTTAGATTTTTCTCAATTTTTAGATAACTTAAGCCCTGCTTACATACAAGAAAAGTTTGGCAAGTCTAGAGATAGTGATCCTGAATATTATCATAAAGCAGGGGATCTTCTGCTAGATGTATATGAAGGAGATGTTGACCAGCTAAAAATGAGTGCTAGTAAATTTTATAAAGATAATCCTACACCAGCTAAGAATATTGATTATCAGCGTAATCTAAAATTCGGAGAACCAGGCTTTGATAGAAAAGCAAGAGATCTGGAAACAGGTAAGTTAATTCATACTCTCAAAAGTCGTATTAGTGGGAGAAAAGTATCTTACTAAATGGCTAAACCTACTTTATCAGATTCATTAAAAACTATTAAGGGCAGCCTC